CACGAATCCCCAGTGCATGGTAGTTTGGTTGTTGCCATTGGTGACATGATAGCCGGAAAGGGTATTAAGTCTGAGCAATACCAAGCCGAACTTGATGCACTTGACATAAACACTTTGACGTATGCATGTGCGCACGACTTGAAGTTGTTTGGTGGGTTTTTCATTGAAGTGATTTGGAGCAACGACCGCACGGTTATATCAAAGCTAAACGCGATACCATTCGAGGAATGCCGCATTGCGGTGAATCAAGATGACGATAGCGAAATAGGAATCTTTCATAGCTACGATTGGTCAAACACTCGCAAGAAAAAGAACACACCTGAGTTCATTCCTAAGTATAACTACCTAACACGTGAGCAGGAGCCACGCCAAATCTATTGGTGCTTCACTTATACAGGCAGCGACACCTACCCACGTCCCGATTATTGGTCTGCTATCAACTACATCGAGTTAGATAAACAGATTTCTATATTCCATATCAACCAAATATCAAACGGTTTATTCCCTTCTACTATCATTAACTTCTATAACGGGCAGGCAACGCCCGAACAGAAGCAACAAATGATGATGGATTGGGAAAACAAGATGAGCGGTGCGCGTAATGCAGGAAAGGTTGTGATGTTTTTTAACGAACGTGATCAACCAAAGACTGAGATTACACCATTCCCTGTAAACGATGCGGACAAGCAGTATCAATTAATGGATACAACCGCAACTCAAAAGATTATTACAGCGCATCGCGTGACTACGCCTTTGCTGTTTGGTATTCGCGACACTGGCGGTGGATTTGGTAGCAACAAAGATGAGATGGCTACGGGTCTTGAAATATTCAACAAGCAAGTTGTAGAACCGTATCAGGCAAAAATCAATAAAAGCATTGAGGAACTACTTAGCAAACAATTGCCTGGTGTGACTTTCGAAATTGTACCCAACACACCACTTGTGATTGAACAAAAAGCTGAAGTAGTTGAAACAACTGTCGAGCCTGTTGTTGCCTCGTCATTAGACGCTGAACAAATTAGTTCAATTGTACAGGCCACATTGATGGCTTTTGAAAAAAAAAAAGTAGATGCTGTTGACTTTGATGATAACAAGGTAGCAGATGCGTTGATTGCATTAGGTGAAGACCAAGACGAAGACTGGGTGTTGATTGATGAGTACGATGTTGACTATGACACGGACGATGCAGACAATGAAAGCATAGAAGCCCACAACTTTGCTAAGACAAGCACAGGAACTGCGCGACCAAATGCAAGCTCTACGCAAGACAAAACTATTGACGATGTAAAGTTCTATACCCGTTACAAATACAGCGGAGATATTAAAGAGAATTCACGTGAGTTTTGCCGCAAGATGATTGCTGCCGATAAGCTATATCGCAAAGAAGACATCATGCAAATGGGCAAGCAAATAGTTAATGAAGGATGGGGGCCGCGAGGGGCTGACACATATTCGGTGTGGCTCTACAAGGGCGGCGGGGCATGTGGCCACGTGTGGCGGAAGATGACTTTTGCTAGTGCGAAAGGTTTTGGTTTGGACTTAACCAATCCAAACATACGCGAAGCAATGGATGCGCGAGTAAAAAAAGCAGGATATAAGGTGCGCAATAATCCTAAGGTAGCACAAGAGCCACGCGATATGCCTTATGAAGGCTTCCTTCCTGATAACCCACGTTTCGCAAATAAATAATTACAACTATGGCAGAAGTATTACTAATATCAGAGAACTATATCAAGAAGTATAGCACGGTGAACGGAAGTGTTGACCCTAATTTGTTATACCCTTCAATCTATTTAGCACAAGACAAATGGCTACTTCCCTTTTTGGGAACTGATTTGCTCAATAAGATTAAGGCTGATGTAGCCGCTAACACAATATCGGGCAACTATCAAGTATTACTTGAGGATTACATTCAAAAGATGCTCCTGTGGTGGGTTATGGTGGATGTTACACCAAACCTTTGCTACCGAATGGACAATGGCACGCTAGTGCAACGCCAATCTGAAGACACCGTGCCGGTATCGGATGCGGTTATGAAAGACATGATTGATCGTGCAAGGCAAAACGCACAGCACTACACCACATTGCTTGTCGATTACTTGTGTGCTAACAGCAGTTTGTTTCCTGAATACTCAACAGCGCAATGGCCTGACCGTTCACCACGTACAGACGTAACCAACACGCTCAACTACCAGTTCAGCACGGGCAACACATCCACTTCATTCCGTCCTACCTACTCACGAAATATCATTAACAGAATACCATGAGTGAAAAGAAAAGATTGAAACAAGATTACACCGAGCGTTTGCGCAAGTATGAGCGTGAACTATCATTAAAACTACGTGCCAATGGCAACAAAGAAACAGCCAAACCCACAACCAAATAAGGTTGATGTAAAAGGATTGCGCTACAAGCTGCAATTGTTTGATGGCTTTTGGTCTATACCACTTGCCTTTTTGCTATTTGCTGTATCGGGTACGGTGTCGGTTGCCTATTTTGGCGATGCACTCATTAGCACCGAATACATCCAGTATATTGTCTTGGCTGCAATGGTGATGGTCTTTGCCAACTTCGTTGTTTTTTTGGGTATTAGATTCAATTTTCGGGCATTGCAACGGGAGATATACAACAAAGAAGTTAAGTATGAAATAAACACCTATCTAACCACATGGCAAAAGGTTGTCTTATACCTGCTCTTATATGCGTTCTACTTTGCTGCATACCTGTATATTTTACACATGCTGATGATGGTTACTGCGTAAGGGTAACGGCTTCATCATTCGTAGGTGTAAAAGAAAAGGGCGGCAACAACATGGGCTTTAATGACAAGGCTCTGCTTGTGCTGATGAAGCAGGAAGGTTGGAAGCCCGGCTATGCATGGTGTTCATTCTTTGTCATGGCTATGCTTAACGAGTGTGGCATTCCGCACACTATCACAGGTTGGTCACCTACGGCCTACAATCGCAAGGATGTAATTTTTACCGATGGAAAGTTTGTGCAAGCATTTAGTGACAAGGATGCACTGGTTATGACGTTAAGCTATAACAGCTTTAAAGGTAAAAGGTACAAGGGCATAGGGCACACGGGCATAGTTGACAAGGTAGGCAAGTATTCAGTACGCACTATCGAAGGCAACACCAATGACCAGGGCATGCGCGATAGCCGTACACGCGATGGGGTGTACTACAAGATTCGCCCACTATCCAAAAATTTACACATAACAAGATGGAAAAAAACAAACTAAGAAACACTGTGCTCATTGCAGCGGTTGCATCCGTTGTACTAATCATGATTATTGTTGGCGTGAAGTCATGCAATGACCCCGTAACAAATCCTGCTATAAAAAGGTTACAAGATGTCAATGATTCACTTTACCAAATCATTGAAGTCAACAACGCTAAGGCGGATAGCCTATTCATGAAAATTGATTCACTCAAGATAGACCAAGATACCATTATTCAAAATCAGCAAATCACTAATGAAATATACCGCAATGAAACTTACAACATTCTTTCTTCTACTCCTTCTAATGCCACAGCTCAGTTTCGGGCAACGCTCAAAAAGTCGGACAGCCTACTTAAAAAAGGATTTTACACCCGAACTTACAACCTACGATCTGCAACTTTTCAATCTGAACTACAATAGCATGATGTACTGGTATGGTACCGCCCTAGAAATTGACAGCTTGTACCAACTTGAACGAATGAAAGTATCATATTACTCAAGGATTACAGGCATACAAGCGGATAGTTATGAAACGTTGGCTGAAATTTACAAGAATAAGCAAAGCATCGACAAGGCCGTTGCCACTGAGAAAGACAACGAGATTAAAGATTTAAAGAAACGCAACAGACGGTTAATAATTTCTAACACAGCCATGACTTTAGGTGTCACAGCCTTAGCTTTTTCTACTATATATTTTGCAATACTATAATCATGGATTTTCAACCGAGGGATTTAATTACAATTATTGGTGGAGCGGTATCGCTCACGGGATTGTACTACGCATTGAAGCGCGATGTAGTAAAGGTGTCGAGTGCACTGGGCAAAGTCGAATCATATCATAAACGGGAGGTTACTATGCTAGGCGATTCTATTAAAGAAACAAAAGACGAATTCAACACCAAGTTAAATGTGATGAAAGAGGAACAAAACAAAGCCATTGACAAGCTTGAAAAGAAGATTGATGTGATTGCTGCGCAGAACCTAACCATCAGCACCAATCTTGCGGAGTTAGCCGGGTTTATCAGGGGCAATAAATAACGATACATGCAGGGACAATATGCGGAAATCTACAAAGAGATACACGCAGGCGAGGGTACGATAGCAGAACGCATTCGTGCCGCTATGAAGCGTTATAAGATTGAAATGAAATACGGCTCATTTGAGCGGTTGTATTTCAGTTGGCGCAAAAGACATAACCTGCAAAACGATGCACCCCTTAAACCTAAGCTAAATGGAAATTTGGCTAAGCTTGAAAACCATCTTGGTGACTTTGGCAACATCGTTAACGAGTTGATGCCGGAACAGAGCAACCCGCTCGACCTGCCACCGTCGCAGGAAAGTAACTACAAACCGTTTAAGCTACCGATAAACCACAACAACATCCTGTTGCTATCGGATATTCACGTGCCATATCATAACATTCAGGCATTAACGCTTGCATTGAAGTATGGACTGGAGAATGAGGTCAACACAATCCTGCTCAATGGTGACATAATCGACTTCTATGCTATCAGTCGATTTGAGAAAGACCCGCGTAAACGTAACTTCGGGCATGAAGTGTTAATGACAAGGCAGTTTCTTGCCACGCTGCGTAAGCTATTTCCTAACGCTGCGATATATTATAAGTGCGGAAACCATGATGTACGGTATGACCACTACATTATGCGCAATGCACCTGACCTTTTGGGTATGGATGAGTTCAATTTTGAATCGCTTATGCACTTAGATCAACACAACATCACTTTCATCCCGGATAAACAAATCATTCATGCAGGTAAGTTGACCATCCTACACGGCCATGAGTTAGGTGCATCGGTATTCAGTCCTGTAAACATCGCACGCGGTTTATTCTTACGTGCAAAAGACAGCGCATTGTGCGGACACCATCACCAGGCGAGTGAACACACCGAGCCTAACATCAATGGTAAGCTAACAACGTGCTGGAGTGTGGCCTGCTTATGCGAGCTGCATCCCGATTACATGCCCATCAACAAGCATCACCACGGATTTGCACACGTGCGTATAATGGATACCGGCGAATTTGAAGTAAGTAACTACCGTATTGTTAATGGAAAGATTAGATAAGAAGAAGGCTCCACGTTAGGAGCCTTATTCTATCAATCAATAACAAAAACAATAATGCAATGAACCATTACACTAAGTCGCAAATATAGCACAATGAAAGGCAAGCCACATCCAAAAGTCGTACATCGTAAGTTGGGCAGGGAGCGTGCTGATGGTTTGTACTGTGATAACGTAATTGAGATTGACCCTACGTTACCACCGATGCGCTACCTGATTGTCCTTGTCCATGAGTACCTTCATCACATTCAACCTGAGTGGAGTGAGAAGAAAGTTGATGCTGAGGGTGAAGCACTGGGTAGGTTTCTTTGGAAACAAGGCTATCGCAAAGTACAACAGTAGTCAAAACTTATCTGCTATACCGGCATCGAGTAACTCACTTGCCAACCATTCGCGAATCTTGCCTACTATGTCGTATTGTTCTTGGGTAAGATCTTGATATTTTTCAAGGCTACGCAGATGCTGTTGCACTTCGTATAGTGTATCAAAATACCTTACACCATTCACAGCACAACTAAATGCGTGCTGATCTTCTCGTAAATCAAACGTTAGTGTTGCTTTCATTTTTTTGGTGTATTGAGTTTCAGTATTTCGTTTTTTACGTGCATGTAGTACGCCTTCACCGAGTAGTATTCGCCGGTTCCTTCGAAGTCATTTACGATATCATCGGGTGCGTTAGCCAGTGCTTCATCTACGCAATACAACGCGCAGTTGATTGCTTTAAAATGCACTTGTGCTAGTTGACCTTCTTGCGATTCACCCTCGACTATATCAAAATAGTTCGAGTACAGTTGCCACGCTTTATCTTTTGCTTTCATACGCTTCTATTCCTTTAAAAATTTGTAACACTACTTGTGGACAAATTGCATTGCCATAAGCCTTTATTGATTCGTTTCGCCACTTTGAAAAGGTAATTCCGTCCAGTTCGGTGGGAATCCCATCATCTCCGCCACAAACCGGGGATTGAGTTGGGAAGTTTTGCCAGTTTGTAAGATTGCCCATCCCGGTAAAGATTGCATTTTGTATTCTGTTTCTTCGCCCCTCATTTGTTTGTATTCGTTTGCTTGTTGTCCTTTCCAATCCCTTGTTGTCGGAGTCGGTAACATTCCCATTATTGCTTTGGCTTGCAAACATGTTCCACCCTGTTTGAATTTCGTGTTTTGTTGATGCGCAGTCGGAGTAGGCAACAAACCAAATTCGTTCTCGTTGGTGTGGCGCATTAACCGCGCTTGCAGGTATAATAAAGGGCGCGACTTGATACCCAAGATTTTCCAAGTCAGCACACACCTCGTCGAATACCAGTCCTTGGTTCCAATTAGTAAGGCCGCGAACGTTTTCGCCCACGACGTAACGCGGGGCAATCTCTCGTATTGCTCGACACATTTGGGGCCATAGATGGCGTTCATCTTCTTTGCCAAGTCGCTTTCCTGCGCTTGAGTATGGTTGGCACGGGAAGCCTCCGGTGAGAACATCAATTTGGTTTGCATATTTTTTGAAGTCGCTTTTGGTTATATCCGTGAATAGTTCTGCATTAGGCCAATAGTAATTCAACACACGCTGTCCAAATTCATTCCATTCGCAATGAAATTTGTTTTCCCAACCCATCCATTCCGCTGCTAAATCGAATCCACCTATGCCACTAAATAGTGAGCCGTGTGTCATAATGCTAAGGTATTAAGATATTCACGCCACATTGGTACACGCTCCTGAAGCTTTGCGATTGCGTCGGCATCAAACTCCACAACCTTTTCGTGGATGCGGTCTTGCACTGGTATATCGTAT